GCCATGGGGACGTGGACTGGCTTACCGGCTGTATGGCTGGTAGGTTGTCAACGTCAACTTGACCGTCCTGAAAGCTGCTCATGTGGTTGTCTTTACCATCAGCTTATATGATGGCGCTCCATTGATATATTTTAACCAGATAAAGGAAACGTTTGTCTTGTCCAAGATAGTTGATTGAAGGACCTCAACAAAGCCATGGTTGTTGATACCATCCCAGCTGTACATAATCCCAAAGTTGCCGCTGGTATTGCGATTCTGTATGGTGATGTGACGTGATACCATTGGAAATTGGAACGGTTGGTAGCTCGCGGTCAAAGGAGTAATCGTATCATCCGAGTAGAATCCTTGGAAGTTTGGCGCCACGGCCCCAGTCATGGCAGGACTTGACCCAGGCACATTTGTGTCCGTCGAATGACCGGCTGCGATCATGACAGACACGTAATCTCCAGCGCTCATTCCTGTTCCTGACGGAATCGTCGCATCAATCGCTGCTTTGATCTGCGCATTCGTGGACACACCATTCTGAATCTGCACGAAGATGTTGTGGCTAGGGTCGGTCATGACCACTTCATGTCCGGCAAACCCACCACCTGTGTAGGTTATTGTAGGAGCATATCCCCAGCGCTTCGCGGTGTATGTTACGAAGTTAAGTGTTGAGGACGGAAAAATGTAGGTAAGTACACCCATGCTAGCTCCAAGTTATAAATAGATTTTGTTCTTGCCAGTCGCCTGGTCTAGGTCGAACTTGGCCTTGTCACGCTCCAACTTCTGTGCTTCCGTGTCCTTTCTGTGAATGTCCTCAGACACGTCTAAAATCTGCTCGTCCGTCAACCTCTGATCGCCCTTGCGTGCCTCGGCCTCAGTGACATAGCTCTTCACTTTGCTCAAGATCGGGTCCACGTTCGAGAACTCCGCCGCTGGAATCCGAGACAGGAAAAAGTTTGGCCAGACCTTCTGCACTTTGCGCGGCATAGTGAGCCCGCGGGCCATAAGGATGTTTACTACCCGATACCATCCACTCTTCAGGATATGACCTACCGCATCCACACTCGTGCAGACCGGAACAAAACCTTTATCAACTCCACAAACGGAAACGTAACCCTCCACTGGGTCAATGTAGTAGATACCGGCTGCATGACTGCTATTCTCCAAGCAACATATCCGTAGCTTTGGATTGAGTTGCCATAAACATCTCTGGAAGTCTCCCCCGTACATCCCGACCAGTGCTCGTCCCATTAGTCGTTGTGTGCGTCCTTCCCCACCTCATCATTGCCCTGCTCTTTCACTCCGTGCTCTGAGTGGCCTTCCATGTCCTTGTCGTTAGCGGTCAGGTCCTCGATGTGCTTCTTCAGCTCGTCCATGCGGGCCTGGCTCCAATTCGGCTTTTTGACGGGCTTCTGCCCGTCCTGCTCAACATAGGGTTCCATGGAGTGGACGTGAATCTCGGCATGTCCTGGGCCGAACTCGTCCTTCCCTAGGTTGGCATGCACGTGTCCCTTGATTACCAGCTTAACGCGGTCCCCAGGGGCCAGCTTGTCAGAGTCGTGAAGCATGTCGTGGTCAAAGTCAAGTTTCGCTGGCCTCTTGTTCTCGGTGGGTCCGATCTTTGGTTCGTCTTTATAGCTCATCTTTTGTTCTCCTGTTTGCTTAATTTGTCCTTCAGCTCGGCCAACGGCATATTCGCGGCATTTCTTCGTTCTTTGGACACGTCGGTCTTGTACTCGTCAATGGGATCATTGTCCCAACAGCATGCTGTATCAAGCACTGTGTGCCCCTTCAGCGCGCACCATCCCTTGCGGCCCTCGCTGTCGGCCTTTGGCATGGGACGGTAGTACTCGCAGTTTCGACAGCCAAACCCCTCTTTGTTCTTCGTCTCGCCAAATCCGATCCGTTCGTCGTCAAGACGCCCGTCGGGGCTGTAGCGGCCTTCCATGTCCCCTGCATTCTTCACTTCCCAGAAGGCACAGCTTTGGAAGTTGGGGTTGGTCAAACTGTCTTTTCTGATAAGGCACTCGTTTCCCTCTCGCTTATTGCAAGGGGAACTCATGCCGTCCTTGGTACCGGCACACAGGTAGGCTCCGGTCTTGTCATAGCAGTTCGGCAGCCCACAGTAGGGGTCCGAGTACTGCGACACCCTTACCGAGTCCATGCGGCGCTTTCCCCACCGAACCTCATCGTCTGAGCTGAAGTCCTTTCCAGGAATGGTGAACAGCCCGTCTTTCGTTGGGTCTACTAGTATCTCGCGTTCATTTTCCATGGATCGGCTCTTTACTGCTGATTCTCTGGCTGGTCCTGCGTCTGCTGGAACAAGAAGGAGCGGAACGCGTCCATCGGTCCCATCGTTATCGACTTGTCCACTGCATCGGGTTTCACTGTAGAGGCATTTACAGGAGCCGGTGCTACGGCGTTCTGCACAGCATCTGGGACCACAGTTGCCATCCCCGCGACCCCATCTACACCAGTTACCGTTAGGCTAATACGTTGGCCAGGGGTGATCCCAGCCGGAAGGAGTGCCAATGGAATCTTGGCGGTCCCTTGGTCGGCTTTGTTTGGCTGTTGCTGCTTGATTATATTAGCCAAGCCGGTCAGTGTACCGAGTCCTTGATCGTCCATTGATTTGACGTAATTCTGGTGGATACTGTCTAAGTCCGCCATGTTAGTAGGTATTCAGGTTAGGAGCAGCCGGAGGCGGCTGGAACATGCCTGGGGTCGAAGAACCTACGACCTTGTTCCTCAGCTTGTCCATGGGCATGTTTGCGGCGTTCTGCTTTTTAGGCTTCCCGCTTTGCATCGCAGCGTGCTCGTCGTCTGATGTACCCTTGGTTTCCACGGTGAGCATGTCACCGCAGGACGGACATTTGAACGATACATCCTTGGGTGTGTCCATCATCTTGGTTGCTCCTGGGTTGTCATCCATCATCTGAGGCATTCCGATCTTCTGGAATTCCATCTAGATTACATCTTTTCGCCGTTGCCGTAGTTCTCAACGCCGGACGGTCCGTCGATGCCTTCTTCTTCCGAGTTCATCGCGTCATAGGCAGAGCCTTGATCGAATCCTTTGGGAGAGGGGCCAACGGTGAGTTTTCCACTCCGCAGAGAGAACGCGTCCTTCGTTTGGCTGGGGCTCGTTTCACCTGTTGAGTCTTTCTCACTTGGTTTCTTTTTGTCCATTTTAGTCTCCTTTCTTTCATTTTACATCTGCTGCAAATCGTGAGGATTTTTGACCCGCTACGCAGATCAGGATGATCCTCAAACCTTGGGTTTTTAAAGCTTACCCGTTGCTGGTTCCGATGACTTCGACGGCTCGGTTGGAGTCTAGGATCGGATAGACCGCATAGCACTTCCAGCCAATTGTTCCGTTTAAGTTCAACGGATCGGCCACGCCTGAATCACCAGGTTGGTGAACGATTTTCTGAATCCCTTGGTTGGCAACGTCTACCGCGCCAAAGGCTTCTTTCCCGAACACCCAGCTGTGATACGTAACCGCAGACATCGCGCCTACGCCAGTGAAGATGTTCTGGGACTCTTGGAATCGGATGTTGGACATCTTTCCGAGTTCCCCAGCAAGTGCACCTTCGTGCACTTTTTCGATGCTCACGTATTTGTTCAGTTCGATCCAGCTGGCAGAGTTGCTGTCAGACTGAAGGTCGAAAGACGTATTCGGATGCACCAATCCGTGATACGTCCCATCCTCGAACGGCAGGACGGCTAACCCGCGCAGGTACGCGGAGGCTTTTCGGAAGTCGATGGCGAGGGCAACCTGAGAGACGGTCGCTTCGCTGACTGCCGTGCCCGTATACTGGATCGTCATATTGCCGGTGAGGGCGTTACGAGCGATGGTATCCAGGGACAACCCAGCCTGATAGCCAAGTACATCATGGATAGCTTCAGTGATGTTGTCATACGCTTCCAGCATGAGCCGGTCCGAGTACGCAACATACGCGCCGTATTGCACGGGCGTCGCCAGAATCTTGGTTGACTGCCAGACTTGGCCGTTGGGGTTTACACCTTCGCCCAGGGGCGTGGTGACCGCAGCCTGGTTTACAGGGCGGAGGAACTGAATCTGAGTACCCGTCTGACGGGGAAGGGTTCTCTTCTCAGCATTCTCTTGAAAAAACAAGGAGAACATGAGGCGGGTAAGAAGTTTGCGATCGTAGAAGATCGCTGACGCGTCATTCAGCCCGCTTGTGCTAGTTAAGTTGGGATTTAATGCCATCTTAATTTCCTTTGAAACTAAAGTCTATACCTCATCAAAGTGAGCTATAGTTGTGTGACACAATAAGTCCTTCAAGCTCCATAACGATTGTTTTAGTCATCGTCCACTTATGTTTTCACAGGGCTTATGCTTGTCTGTTATTTTTAAGTGCTCACCGTGTCCAGTCACAACTGGGGGTTTAACTGTAGTGTTTATTTCTTATCCGTATTGACGGGGAAATTAGACTGAAAATTGTTTAAATACTGACTAGCTAGACAATTCCACTTACTGTCTTCTTTCATACCAAGCAATGTATTACAACGAGTGCATAATAAACCACGAATAGTTCCATTTGTATGATCGTGATCAGCAGCAAGAGATTTTGTTAACTCAGTTTGATGTCGTTTACATATAGCACAACAACCCGACTGAACTTGATACAAACGATCATAGTCATATCTCATAAATAATGAACCGTCAGTATTTTTAATACCCAGCTTTTTCCAACTTTTGTTTTGCCAGCTGATCCATCGTTTCGATTGATGATCTAAATTAATGTTCATTACCTAACACTCCTCACTATTAACTAATTTGATTAGTAACTTTAAATTGGTTTGTGCGGGAGCGGCTCCTATTCCAAGGAGCACTTTCAGGCATCTATCTGGATTGCCGCACAAGTGACTGAACTAAATGGTTGCTCGCCATGGATTTGAACCACGCCCTCTAGCTTATGAAACTAGAATGATCACCAGATCACTTGCGTGCGAAATTTTGCCTGGAAGGCGGGACTGACCACTACCCGCAACCTCGCTAATAAAAGAAGCGACTCTTAGGGTTTAGAGTTACTTCCAGGACTTTAATCTTTATTGGTTATTCTGCTGTTGCGCGATGAGCCAGTCGCGCTGCTCAGACAGAGACATTTTCTTGAACGCCAACAGGTGGTCGGTGGGAACGCGTCCAGCGCCCTTTCCTGCGCTCGCCACCGTGCCGCCAGCCGTCTCGCGGCGGAGGGCTTCCTGCGCTTCCTTGGCCGCGTCTTCACGTGCCGCCTTGGAGATGGACTCCCTTTCCTTGGACACCATGTCTGCCACCATCGCCTTCACATCGGCTTCGGTGAACGTCTTGGCGCCGTCATTGGGTTGTCCGTTCTTGGTGTCATCAGTCGCCTTGGGATTCTCCTGCATAGCGATCTCATAGAGCTGATCAAGCACCTCGCTCGCTGGCTTCGTGAAGTCAACGCGGGGGTCGCCCGTGCCTGTGGGCCCCATCGCGATCTTCACGATGTGGGGGTATAAGCGCTTCCACTCTGGGTAGTTCTCCGTGTCCTGTTCTCTGCGCATGCGTTCGATCAAAGTATCTTTGGCTTTCGCTTCGGTGGACGACCGTTCCAACTCTTCCTGGAACTCTGATGCTATCGCCTCGCGCTCTTCGTTCACAAATTTTTCAAGCGCCTCGGGGTTCTTGGCGAGCTCCTTGTAGTCCACCGGCTTCTTTGACAAGCTGGCCAGGAGCTTGTAGGTCTTCTCCTGGGCTTCCTTGAGCTCCGCCATCTCCTTTCGGAGCTTGGCGTTCTCCTGCGAGGTCCGCACGTTCCACTTGCGAAGCTCCTCTGGGTCGTTGGGCTCCTTCTTTTCCTTGGCTGGCTTCTTGCCTGTTTCCGCAGCCTTCTTGTCTGCCTCGGCTTTCTCGGCAGCCGCTTTGTCTGAGGATTCTTTATCGGCCTTCGCCTTTGCAGCAGCGGCCTCGGCTTCATCGCCCTCGGTGCCCGTCTTGCTTTCCGTACCTTCTTGTTCTTTGCCTTTCTCAGCTTCCAGCTTCTCAAGTGCTTCCGCGCGGGTGTTGATTGTTGCTTGGCTCACGCTTGACTCACTGCTATGCTTGATTTCCATTTTAAGTCTCCTTGTTCGTTATCCCATTTAAGGGGCGAGGGGTACTGTCTCCTCACATCTATTCTAAGCCAAGCGCCTTCTTCTCGTCTGCAATGGCCCTAAAGTGTTCAGCGATTCCCTTGGCCGCGATGTGACCCGCGAGCTTCTGGGCATTTATCCAGTTGCGCAGCATCACCACGCCCTGCACCTGGAATATCGCCTTTCGGTGGTCGCCGTCTGGCTCGGAAAAAATCTTGTTCTGGGACTCCTTGATGAAGTTGTCGATGTACTCCTCAACCTTCCTCCACGCGGGGTGGCGCTGCAAGTCCTCAAACAGCGCGCCTGCGTGGGCCTGGCGCTCGAAGCTGTCGAGCTGCAATAGAATCTTGGTCTCCTCTTCGGTGTTGTACTCGTCCTTTGCAGCATCAGCAAATGAATCCATAGTTCTTACCTCCTCAAGTAAGATACTGCATTCAACAATATTTCAGGACTATCATTTGACATCCCAAGAAGTGTATTACACTTTTGGCAAAGGATGCCTCGAACTAATCCTGTTACATGATCATGATCTATCTCATTGCGAAGGTTTATAAATAAACGTTTACAAATTGCGCATTTCCCGCTCTGGGAAGTCAATAAGGCATCAAATTGTTCAATTGAAAGACCATAATCTTTCTGCATCTGATATGCCCTAATCTTACTGCGATTGGATTTCATCCAGTCGCGGTGCCAAGTACGTAGCTTTTCTTTATTCTTTGCAGAGTAAGCTTTCCGAGCTTTGTCTATCTTTGCTTTACGTTTATCTTTGGTTCTATGGTAATATGCACGTGAATAAGCATTTCTATCAGTCATAAAGCATTACGCTTCTTGAGCTCGTCCCGAAGCAGGCTGTAGTCCCTGTCCACAATCTCCTCGGCATTAGGCAAATTCTTGAGAGCCTGAATCATGTCGAGGCGAAGCTTTTTCAGCGTCTCCGTCGGCTCAGCGCGTATGATCTTCTCAGCTAGACTCATATCTGCCATGTTACCTCCTCAAGTAACTTACTTAGACAAACCTTTTATCACTGCTTTGTGCAAGCGTTCTTTCTTGGATGACTTCTTGTGCTTCGGTAAGTTCTTTTGCCCAGGAAATTCATGGGCCCACCGTTTTGCAATATCGGGATGCTTAAGCCACAAGAATCGGCGCTGAGCTTCACTTTGAAAAGGGATTGGAGTATACCTCTGAAAGATAGTCCTGTGCTCGTTTAACAAATCCTCGTTTTTCTATAATGCCTAAACCAGTATTACAACCGGAGCACAGTAACCCACGAATTTTATTTGTTTGATGATCATGATCAACATCAGTCCATGGCTTCTCTTTGCACATGTGACACATTCCAGAATATCGAACAACTAAAACATTCAACTCTGGGGCCGAAACATTAAAGCGTCTCAGATAGGTTCGCGATCTTCGATCAGGAGCACAGGTGCTGCACCATTTTTGATGTGGTGAAGTACTATAGAATGATTGGTGACAATGACGACAATTTGTAAGACGATTATTAACAATTTCTCTCATCTTAAGTGCAGATAATGAACGATCCATCTATTTGGCACCCATTGGCATAGATGCTACACCTGGCACATTAGTATGAACTTGACCTGCCGGACTTGTTACCTGCGGAATAATAGAATTCATCGGAGAGGCGGTAGGACTTCCACCGTTTCCAGCCGCTACGTGTTGCGCTAAAATTGCTTTGCCAGCCACTGCCGTCTGTGCTGAAGGCGCACCAGGAGACGGAGCGCCAGGAGTGGGAAGCACGCCAGGGGCTGCTCCACCAGGACCAGGAGGTGGCGCTCCACTGCCAGCACCGGCTGCCGATTGAGGATTAAGACCGGCTGCACGGATGTCTTTAGAATCAAATCCCATAAGTTCCCAGATTTGTTTAAGAATTACATCTATTGAATTTGGGTCTAACTGCTGTTGAGCCATTGTG